ATTCATTTGTTTTAATGCGGCTTTTTGACGTCGTAAAATGTTCTCAATGAGAACCGTATTATATTCATCGTGAATAAATAATTTAGGGACATGATTTGCATAAAAACCGTTTCCAGATTCTGTTCCAGAAATGACTGTGCCTATAGGTATGTCTTGATGATGATACAATAAATCTTTTACTAAAAATGATTTTCCAGTGTCTCGCCTTCCTATCATAACTATAACGGGACCTTTATTTTCATCGGCTTTAAATGTAATTGTTCTCATATCAAATTTTTTTAATTCCAATGTCATGTGTTTTATATATTATATTGATTTTTCTTTTTATTAAAAAATACACGCATATATACATATATACACGCATATATACATATATACACGCATATATATATGCATATGAAAAATAAGCAAAAACACAAAAAAGTTCCACCATTTATTCAGGGTTTAAGAGGGGGGGGGCCGGGAGCATCTACACAAAGATTATCACAACAACGTTTAGAAGAAAAAAGACAACAACAACGTTTAGAAAAAGAAAGACAACAACAACATTTAGAAGAAGAAAGACAATTAGAAGAAGAACTTTCTAATATGCAACCTGATGCAGAAGAAGAAAAAAAAGAACTTGAAATAAATAAAAAAATAGATGATATGGTAAATTTATACAATCAAGATTCAAATAGTTTAACAAATGAAGAAAATACACAAAATATAAATGAATTAAACGATATTTTGGAAGAAACAAATCTTAAAATTGATTTAGAAAAATTCGTTTATGAAGATAATAGTGATAAATTGAAAAAAGTTCTTAATGAGGGTAAAAAGTTGGAAGATGATGATACTGATGTCAATGAATTGCAATTAAATATGATGCAAAATGAAATGATTATTGAAGAATTAAATACTATGAAAGATAAAATCGAAAACCTCATTAAAAAAATCGAACAAATTGAAAACAAAGGTGGCGGCAAAAAAACAAAACGAAACAAAACAAAACGAAACAAAACAAAACGAAACAAAACGAAACAAAACAAAACAAAACGAAACAAACATTCACGTGGTTGATCTTTATTCTCCCCTTTAGTTTCATACAAAATATTTTTGTTTTGTATGAAACCCCTTAATAAACACACATTATCATCTTTCTTTATTTTGAGAGAGGATCGAAATTAATGTCTATTTTCCCATGTATTTTCATACAAAATATAATTATTTCGTATGAAACCATAAACGGGACCAAATATACATATGTCATTATACCAACCCTCTTCCGGAAGGGTGGGGGGAGGATCAAAATTAAACAGTAGGATAAAAAGCCCAATTTAAATAATTGCAAATCTGTTTCCAAATTAAATCAGATTCTATTTGTTTAACCCGATCTTTTAATAATGGAATATACGGCAAATATTGTGTTTGTCCTAATAATACACACAATTGATAAAGTGTATAAGTATAATTAAAAAAATTAGTTCTATTGGCAGGACAAAATTGTGCCCATGGTTTTTGTATTTCAATAAAGAGAACACACAATGTTTCATGCAATTCCTCCGTCATAATTGGTGGTTTTATTCCAAAAATAGAATTTATATATTGAATATGTTCAAAATATTTGTTCAACCCCAATTTTCGTAAAATTTCACGCATTTTATCGTATGTTATTTCTTTTATATCGTAAATACGTTCTTTTTTTATGCGTTTTCGTATTGCGTCAATCACCTCTTCTGGAATTTGAGTTGTTTCTTTTGCTTGAAATTGAGAAAGGATTTCTTTGAAATGATTCAAACGGATATATGCGGTATAAGAGACCTCAACGGGTGGTTCTTTATTTGACGGTTTACAACTGTCAACAATATACGGTATAAATTTCCCACATTTATTATTATTGCAAATCAAAATGCCCTCCTCATCTTGTGGGATCATTTCACCTTCACGGCAAGAATAACAGACATCCGCTGACAAAACATAATCTTGAATATTGAATATTTCGTTTTTCACATTTTTCCAATATTTATGATACAAATTGCGGCTGTTTTTGTATCGATCATCAATGAGTGATGGTTTTTGTTCGATGATTTCAAATATATTGTCAGAAATGTCTTGTTTTTTAATATTAAAAAAAGATTTTATCTTATCCCCGTTTTCATTAGAATAATTATTACATGATCCATTTAATGATTTGCCCGAAGAAATATTTTTCATTTCCTCGAAATATTGAAAAATATATTTTGAATTGTTCAAATAATAATTTTTCTTTTCACGTTTTAATTGTTTTATTTTTTCATTTATTATTTGAATAGAGTCTTGAATTTGAAATATTTTTTCACGATCTATTTTTTCTAAAAAAATAGAACTTAGTAGTTCGGTGTTATTATTATTTATCTGATTATTATTATTTGTATGATCATGATTATTTATATCATGATCATTTGTTTTATTGTTATATTCATCATGACAATTGAGTTGCCCTTTTATTTTTCGTTTTGGTTTATTTTGCAATCGATCCTTATAAATAAGTTCCCCCCTTTTTTTTATGAGTAAATTTTTTTCTTCTATCAACTTCGGTATTTCAACCGTTTCTATTCTACAAAACCGCTTTACCATTTCAGTGTGTTTTTCATCTATTGAAATCGTTTGTTTCATGTGTTTATTTATTACTATATACAGAGTGTTTTATATTTTTATTATAAATAATTGAATCTGTGTAAATGTTGCATTTTATTTGCGTTTGAAATAAAAAAATTATCATTGTATTATCATTATAATTTCATAAATTGGGTGAATTCATCTTTATTTAGCAATATTTTTGAATTTATTTTCTTTTTGTATTATATAATTAAAAAAAATGGCAGGTGGATTAATGCAACTTGTAGCGTATGGTGCCCAGGACGTATTTTTAACCGGAACACCCGAGATCACTTTCTGGAAGGTTTCTTATCGTAGATACACTAATTTTGCAATGGAAAGTATTGAACAAACCTTTTCTGGACAAGCTGATTTTGGTCGTCGTGTGACATGTACTATTAGCAGAAATGGTGATTTGGCTTACAAGACTTATTTACAAGTAACACTTCCAGAAATCAATCAGTCAATGTGTAAAAGCGGCTCATCAACCACCGCCACTCAAGCCGCTGGTGTTTATGCACGTTGGTTAGATTTCCCTGGTGAGCAATTGATTGCACAAATTGAAATTGAGATTGGTGGGCAAAGAATTGACCGTCAATACGGTGATTGGATGCACATCTGGAATCAGCTGACAATGTCTTCTGAACAATACGCTGGATACAGCAAAATGATCGGTCATACCACTCAATTGACTTATATCACAGATCCATCTTTTGCAGATATTGCCGGTCCATGTGCATCGTCCGGCGGACCTTCCCAAGTGTGTGCACCACGAAAAGCTCTTCCTGAAACAACTCTTTATATCCCACTTCTTTTTTGGTGTTGCAAAAACCCCGGTCTTGCTCTCCCCCTTATCGCATTACAATATCACGAGGTGAAATACAATATTGATTTCCGTCCCATCGGTGAGTGTTTGTGGGCTGTAAATGATCTTTCCAGCATGACAAGCACATCGAATCAAGTTGTTGCGGCATACCAACAGTCAATTGTTGCCGCTTCTCTTTATGTAGATTATATTTTCTTGGACACAGATGAACGTCGTAAGATGGCACAAAACCCACATGAATATCTCATTGAACAACTTCAGTTCACTGGTGATGAGTCTGTTGGTAGTTCAAGCAACAAAATCAAACTTAACTTTAATCATCCAGTAAAGGAACTTATCTGGGTTGTTCAACCAGATGCAAATGTGGATTATTGTTCCTCTCTTATCCCAACCTCAACTCTTTATAAAACTCTTGGTGCTCAACCATTCAACTACACCGACGCAATTGATGCTCTTCCATCCGCAATTCATGCTTATGGTGGTCCTCTGGAGACCAACGGCACTGAGGCATTCATTGTTAATGCTACTGGAGCTAATCATGGACTTTTTCAAATGCCGGGTGCAATGGATGCTAAATTCAATAACACCACAACTAATGCTTGGAATGATGGTACTCCAGGTTTTAAACCCGACCAACCGTTTGCTCCAGCGGACGGACTGTATTCTGGTTCAACTGTAAGTGATGCGGGAACATTTGTTCTTGCTGAAACCGCATTGAATATGCACTGTTGGGGAGAGAACCCATGTGTCACCGCCAAGTTGCAACTAAATGGACAGGATCGTTTCTCTGAACGCGAAGGTTCTTATTTTGATGTTGTTCAACCTTTCCAACACCATACCCGCAACCCCGATACTGGAATTAACGTGTATAGCTTTGCATTGAGACCTGAGGAACATCAACCAAGCGGCACTTGCAACTTCTCGCGAATTGATAATGCCGTTCTTCAATTAATTCTTTCAAATTCTGCTATTTCGGGAACCAATACCGCAAAAGTACGTGTTTATGCAGTCAATTATAATGTCCTGCGCGTCATGAGTGGCATGGCTGGGGTTGCTTATAGTAACTAGGTAAGGTATGGCGGGTGTCGCCTACGTTTTAATACAAAAATAATTTTTTCATACAAAAATAATTTTTTCATACAAAAAAACAATATTTTGTATGAAAAAAAAATGATTTTATATTACCATCAACTATAAAATATTATACGAATGTAAAACATAAAAAAATGATTTTATATTATTATTGCAAAATAAAATATTATTATATGTTCTCTAAATAAATTTCATATACCAATCACACATCCGAAGAATTTATATAATCCATTAGCATTTTATATTTTTCTTCTGTAGATACTTTTACAGAACGGGTTGTCATCCAATCATTC